GGTGCAGCAGGTGAGCACTGCAGACTATTGCGCCCGCATTGCAGGCATTCTGGCGGGACTGTCCCTGCGGGAGAGTGCCACCTATTACAATGTGGGCGAGGTCACCGGCTTTACCCCCAGCGCCGACCCCGAGGGGGACATCGGCAAGGGCAGACTGATCCTGGATCAGGGCAGCGACAGCGTGCGCCTGTCCCGTGCAGTTACCAGTCTGGTGACCCTGAAGAACGGCGGCGAGGCCGCCTTCCAGAAGATCAAGATCACCGAGGGTGTGGATCTGATCCGTGCGGATATCCGCAGCGCCTTTGAAAGCGAGTATGTGGGCAAGGTGCTCAACGACTACGATTCCAAGCTGCTGCTGGTCACCGCCATCAACAGTTATTTTGCCGGTCTGGAGGGCAGCGTGCTGGACACCGGACACAAAAGTCAGGCAAGCGTGGACTATGAAGCCCAGAAGGCCTGGCTGGAGAGCCGTGGTGTGAATACCGAAACCATGACCGACACCGCCATTTTGTCGGCCAATACCGGCAGTCAGGTGTTCCTGAGGGCCGATGTGCGGTTCGCAGACGCCATGGAAGACCTGACATTTGAGATCAATATGCAGTAAAGGAGTGGAAGAATGGCGAATTTGAGCGCAAACCGGGTGCTTTCCGGTTCATTTGCGGAAATTTGGGTGGATGGCAACCGCATTGCGGAGGCCAGTGCCATCCAGCTCACCGTCAGGCTGATCCGCTCGGATGTGCAGATCGGCATGGACGTGGATTCCAAAATCACCGGCTGGCGGGGCGAGGGTCAGCTGCGGCTGCGGCAGGTATTCAGCCGGTTTTTTGATGTGGTGGAGCAGGCAGGTGCCGGACACGACCTGCGGGTGACCATCACCACTGCCCTGAAGGATCCCGACAGCATGAACGGTGAGGAGGAGCGCTACAGCGTGGACAATGTGGCGCTGGACAGCCTGCCGCTGGTGAATTACGCCACCGGTAAGGTGAATGAGCAGGTCATTCCCTTCCGCTTTTTGCCCGGTGATCTGAAGCAGCTGTCGGGCATTGCCGTTACGGAGGTGGCATGATGAGCACCGCCGAGCAGTGGGCCAGCGTACTGGGAGGACGAAGCGCAGAGCAGTTTACCCTGCGGTTTGAGCGGCTGGGTCTGGATGCCCGGTGCCGCGCCCTTTCGGCAGGTGAGGTGGAGGAATGTGTCCGCATGGGTGGCGAACGAGGCTTGCGGTATGCCCTGTATCTGGCCTGCGATGACCTGCGGGAGGCAGGGGAGAGCATGAAAAAGCAGGGGACGGTGGCTTCGTCCTTTGACATTACCGAGCAGCTGAGCTATGGAGATGTGCTGGCGGCGGGAGCCGCCATCCTCTCCCGCAGCGGCGCACAGCAGCCGCAGGTCCGGATGGATGATGAGGCGGTACCGCTGCCCGCGGCCATGCCTCTGTCCGGCGGAGGGCAGGAAGAACGCCTGACGCTGCCCGTGGCCCAAAGCGTCTATCCTTCGGAGCCGCAGGGGTGGGCGGATGCCGAAGTGATGGAACGCAACGGCTGGATCTCTGCCGGACAGGTGGCACGGGACTTTGCTGACCGCCTGTGGGCAGCGTCGGGCAACCGCTGAAAGGAGAGCGATTATGGCAACCAATACAAGAACGGTGATCTTGCAGCGGGGAGAAAGTGAACTGCTGCAGTTGGCGGTCAACCCCAAAAATATGGTGATCTCCCAGCCGCAGAACACCCTGAGCTATGTGACCATTCGGGGAGATACCGTCCATGCCGCCCGTGGCGGCGGTCTGACCCAGGTGACGCTGGCGACCTTTTTGCCGGCAAGCAACTCCCGCTTTTTTCAGGGGGTGACACCGGCGGAGGCGCTGGCGATGCTCCGACGCTGGAAGGAGAACGGCACCCCCATTCGGCTGCTGATTTCGGGCAGTGAGCTGGGGGAACTGTTTCTCATCTGCGGGCTGGAGCAGACCCTCACCGAGGGCGATCAGGATGTGGGCATCCGCATCGCCCTGAAGGAGTACAAATATGTGACGCTGGCAGAACCCGATGTGCTGGGCGGCGACAGCGTGGGCGGGCTGTACCGCCGTGCGGAGGGACGTACCACACCCGCCGTCTATGTGACCATGGGCGGCGAGGATCTGTGGACGGTGGCCCGCATCTGTCTGGGAGACGGTGACCGCTGGAAGGAGCTGGCGGCGCGCAACAGCATCACCGATCCCCACAATCTGCCGGCCGGAAAGGAGCTGTATCTGGCATGAGAGTGTGGCTGGAGGAAAAGGAGATTACCGGTCTGTGCACCCGCATCACCATTGACAAGTCCATGGATGCGGCAGGCGCGGAGGCGGAAGTCACCTTGATGTGCGCTCCCATGGACGCACGACTGCCCCGTCTGGACCCCGCCTGCGGACAGTGGGTCACGGTGCGGGAGGAGCAGGAGGAACTGTTCTCCGGCAGGGTGGAGCGGGTGAGCTACAATGCGGCAGCACTGAGTCTGACGCTGTTGTGCTTTGATCCGGCAAGCCTGCTGGCAAAGAACCAGTGCCGCGGCCCCTATCGGGGCACACCTGAGGCGCTGACCCGACAGCTGCTGGCAGAATGTGGTCTCAGCGCCGGCAGTATCTGGGCGGGAAGCGGAAAGCTGGCGGAGCTGGGTGCGATTTACGGGCGCAACTGCTATCGGGCCATCCGGAGTCTGTACGAGGACCAGTGTGTGCTGGAGTATCGGGAGGGCAGGGTACACCTCTATCCCAAGGGGGGCAGCCGCGCCGTGCTGGAGAGTGGACGGCTGGTGGGACTCACCGCCCGAAATACCGCCGAGGAGGCGGTGACACAGGTGAAGGTGTACCGCAACGGTCGGCTGGAGACCCAGTACACCGATCCCGTCGGCGTACAGCAGCTGGGACTGCGATGCCGCACCGAGCCCATGAGCTTTCTCTATGAAAATGCGCTGCAGCAGGCACAGGCCGGACTGAAGGGGATCTCCCGACAGGCACGGCTGACCTTTACCGGAAGAAGTCCGGTGAAGTGCGGACAGATCGTTACGCCGGACAAGCCTCTGATGGGTGTTTACGGCGATTATCTGGTGACACAGGTGGTCTGGCAGTGCGAAAAGGGGCTGACCACTTCGGAACTGGGGGTGGAGAGCCTGTGACCGGAAACCCTTATTATCAGATGCTGGGCCTGTTGGGGACAGGAGGCCAGCTTCAACTGGCGCTGGCGACCCTTACCGATGTGGAAAACGGCAGATTTTCCATGGAAGGTCGAAAAATCCCGCTGGCGGGGCGCGCCATGGGACTGGTGCTGGAAAGCACCGACGAGGGCGGAACCTTTTTGTGCGTGGGAAACAAGACGGGATGGTTCGTTGTGTGTCGTCTGGAGGAAAGCTGAATCAGACTTTTTTGGACAAATGAGAGAAGGAGGAAGATAGATGGCTCTGTTTTCCTATAAAGAACGGGCAGGATTGCCCCTGTTTCAGGAGGCGGCGGTGGATTTTGAAACCGGACAGCCCATTGTGGAGGAAAGCGGCAGGTTCCGGCTGGTGACCGGTCTGGAGGCCGTGCGGGTGTGGGTATGGCGGGCTTTGCAGGCCGACAACAGCCGATTTGCCTACAGTGCCCACACCGACAGCTATGGCAATCAGCTGCATCTGCTCACCGGCAAGTCTCTGCCCCAGGCCGAAAGCCGCATGGCAGGTCTGGTGCGGGAGAGCCTGCTGGTCTGTCCCTATATCACTGCCGTGGAGAAGTTTTCCTTCACACGGGAGGGCAGCCGGCTCATCGCCGCCTTTACCGTACGGACGGTGTACGGTGAAATCACGGCAGAAAGTGAGGCAACCTTATGAATTATGATTTTGACAGCATCCTGCAGCGGCTGAAGACCCGCCTGCAGGGCTCGGTGAGTGCCATGGAGGGTACTTTTACCGGTGACATCCTGCAGGCGGTGGCTGCTGAGCTGGCGCGCATCTGGAGTCAGGAGATGGATTCGGTGACCCAGCGCGCCTTTATCTCCACCGCCCAGGGAGAATGGCTGGACGCTGCCTGCGGCGACTTCGGCATCGTCCGCAAGGAGGAGGAGACCGACTCCCAGCTGCGCCAGCGGGCGCTGGAGCGCATCCGTCAGCAGGGCGCAGGCGGCAATGTGGCCGACTATGTGGCGTGGGCGCAGGAGCTGGAAGGCGTGGCTGCCGCCTCGGCAGTGGCGCTGGGCCGGGGCGCGGGAACGGTGGACGTGTATTATTCCCCCACTGAGGATGCGCCCGCCAATCTGAAGCAGCTGCTGCAGGCCCATCTGGAAAAATTGCGTCCGGTAGGTGCCGATGTGCAGGTGATCCGGGCCCAGCCGGTGTCTATCAGCGTGGCGGCACAGGTGAGCCGCGCAGGCGATACGCCTATGGAGGACATCAGTGCTGACTTTACCGCGGCGCTGGAAAGCTATCTGGCACAGTCCAAGCTGGCGGGCGGCGGTCAGACAGTGAGCATCCATCGGGTCATCAGCCTGTTGATGGGATGTACTGGCGTTGCCGATCTCAGCAGCATGACGCTCAATGGCGGCACGGTGAATCTGGTGATGGAGCAGGGCACCTATGCGGTGGTGGGCAGCGTGACACTGACGGAGGCCGATCATGTCTGATGTGAAAAAAACACTGCCCCCCTCGGTGGGGGCCAGTCGGGGCATCGGTGACATTCTGGACAGCTGCGGCAGCGAGCTGGAACAGATGGAACAGGAGGCGCGGGCCGCCTGCAGACGGCTTGCCGCCGGCACTGCCGATGCCGAAGGTATTCGGCTGTGGGAGCAGGAACTGGGACTGGATGTACGGGCCGACCTGCCGCTGGAGGCCCGCCGCACCCTGATCCTGATCGCGCTGGAGCAGATGGATACCTGTACTCCTGAAAAGCTGAAGGCCATGCTGGCCCAGATGATCGAGGGTAAGGTGAGTCTCACCGAGCATTTTGCCCGGTACGGTGTGGAACTCTGGGTGGAGGCGGAGCGGTTTCTGCTGCCCAGTATGCGGCAGGTGGAAAATGCCCTGCGTCGGGCGATGCCCGCCCATCTGGATCTGCATCTCGCTGTAGTGGGGCAGGGGCAGAATGTCAATAAGCTGCAGCGGGTACTGGTACCCGGTATGAGAATCACCATCTACACAGAGGAGGAAATTACATGAAATTGACCGGTCTTTATACCACCGCCGGCGCACAGCTGGCGGCAAGAGCACAGGCTGAGGGCCAGAGTCTGGTCATCACCCGCGCCGCCGCCGGCAGTATGAGCAGCAGTGTGAACAGTACAGTTATGGCACGGGAACGGCAGGCGCTGAACATCAGCAATCGTCTGGCGCAGGATGGAAAGTGCACCATCATGGCAGAACTGAGTGCCGCGCAGAGCACCGTGATGTACAGTCTGCTGGAAGTGGGTCTGTATGCCCGCCTGGGGAATGAGGACGAGGTGTTGTACAAGCTGTTCCGTATGGATGAGTCACTGTCCATCGAGCCGGGCACCGATCTGACGTTGAGCTTCTATCTCACCGAGACCATTTTGCAGGATGACCAGATTCAGGTGGTCATCACACCTCAGGGTCTGGTGACCCAGGATCTGTGCCGGATGATCGCTAAAGAGGAGATGCAGACGGCCATTGACAGCCTGGCGATCCATAATACTGCAGGAGATGCTCACAGCGCTCTGTTTGCATCCAAAGCACCGATGAGCCACAGTCATTCAGCCAGCAGCATCACCGGCGGTACCCTGTCCGGCCTGGTGATGGCCCAGAACAATGTCAGCTATACCACTGCCCAGCTGCGCAACATCACACTGGCGGCCTATGAGCCGGTGGGCGGAGTCAACGGACAGATCTGGATCAAATACTTGGCATAAGGAGGCGACGGCATGAGTCTGTTGGGAGATGCATCGGTAGGCGATGTGATCTATATGCGGGTCAGCGGCGTGTATACGCCCTTCCGCGTGATGCACAAGGGTCGTCCCGGTGCAGAGTATGATGACAGCTTTGATGGATGCACGGTACTCAGTCTGGATTATAATGCTCAGCCCTTTGTCACACAGATGGTTTCCGATCCAAGTGCGGGAAAAGGCACCTATGCCGGCTCCTATATGCATAAGGCACTGCACCAGAGCTGGCTGCCCAGACTGGATCCCGCCATGCGGGAGCAGGTGGTAGAGGTGCGGCTGCCCTGCCGGTCGGATACCGGCGGCTCGTCCTATTCGGTGAGCAGCGGCGAGCAGGGGGTGGCAGCCAGGGTCTGGCTGCCCTCTCTGGAAGAGGTGGCGCGCACAGTGCGTTATGACACCGGTTACGGCAGTGCCTATGTGGACGAGGGTCAGCGGATGAGCTACTGGAATGGTCTCGGCACCGGTGACTATCGCATCTGGGGCTGTACGGACAGTCAGGGGCAGGATATCGGTTGGGGTACCCGAACTCCGAATATTGATTCGGGAAGCCACCAGTCGGCACCCTATTTTTACAAAATCACCAGAGACGGAACGGCTGTGGCGGCCAGTGAGAATCAGGTCACGGTGCGCCCCTGGCTGGTGATGCCCGATACTGTATCTCTGGGCGTTGACCGTAGTCTGCACCGGGATAGCTCGGCGCAGGTCAAGGTGGACGGTGTGTGGAAGGAAGGTACAGTGTCCTGCAAATGTAACGGTGGCTGGCAGGAGGCCGCCGCTGTCGCCGTCCGTATTGACGGCGTCTGGAAAGAATGAGGAGGAATGACAGATGGATAAGCTGAAAATGGGCAATGTGGAGCTGCAGGGCAGCGTACACTATACCAGCGCTTCGGTGGCAGGACAGAATGTTCCCGCGCTGGAGCTGCGCGTGGAAGGCGCTGTTACGGAAGAGGCCCTGAAGGCCATGGAACAGGGCAGACTGGAGATCTATGGTGAAAACGGTCTGCTGCAGGGCGAACACAACGGCTATAATCAGGTGGTCCGACACAGTAT